AAAGCGGTAAAAGATGCGTATGATGCGAGTACAGAGTGGGTGTCCTTATCTGTTTCGAGTGTGTATACTGTGAAGTCCGGCATTACGATGTGGGCAAATACAGAAAAAGCACATCGCCGTGGACGAAGAGTCTATTTGACTTTTCAGTGTATGGGGCCTGCAACAAGTGACGCGGCTGGCTTTATTCAAATTGGAACAGTTCAGTCTGCCTATAGACCGAAAGTCAATACTTATTGTCCTTTTGGATTAAATGTAACAACGTCTGGCCAGATTTTTGGACCTGCTGTTTGCATTGTTAAAACCACAGGAGAGATTCAGGTTTATACTGGTAAAAATAATGCAACTTTTGGTAATAACAGTTACGGTTGGACGACAAATAACCTAAATACCATTTCGTGGGATTATTAACTAAACTGAAATAGCCGTGAAGCAAAATCACTTTACAATACGATGGAATGTAAAAAGGAGGCTGATGGAAGATGCGGCTGAAGAATGGAGAAGTGTGTTTTGGGTGGCCATTGGCACAGCATGTGATTACGGCTGGCTGGAAATATAACAGTGGGGCGCTGCACAAGGCAATCGACCTTCGCGCTTTGGTGGGAACACCGGTATTTGCGGCGGAAGACGGAACGGTGCGCGTGGTTTACCATTGGAATGGGCGAGTGACCCAGGGCGACACCAACAGTTATGGCAATATGGTGAAGATTGAGCATACGGCGTATAAAGGCGGCAAGCTGGAAACGTTGTATGCTCATTTGAATTCTATCACAGTGAAGGTTGGACAGAAGGTGAAAACCGGCGAAGTGATTGGTTACAGCG